CAAATCACAAGAGCAAACTTTGTCAACATTGTTGAACCATATCTTCGCGATGTTCAAGCAAAACGAGGTCTTTATGGGTTCCTTGTTATTTGCGATGAAACCAACAACACTCCTGATGTAATCGATAATAATGAGTTTAGAGCTGATATTTTCTTGAAACCAACGAAATCTATTAATTATGTAACACTGACTTTCGTTGCTACACGAACTGGAGTCAGTTTTGAAGAAGTTGCTGGTAGAGTTTGATTTAGATAATTAATTACAAAAGGAGGATTCTAAAATGGCACAAATTCCAACAAGAGGCATCTCACAATTTAAATCTAAACTCATTGGTGGTGGAGCTCGCCCAAATCTATTTGAAGTAGATGTAACTTTCCCAACAGCAGTAAATCTCGGTATTCAAGGAGATGGTACTGGTCAGTTTGACTCCGAAAACTTCAGATTTCTTTGTAAGACTGCAGCACTTCCAGGTTCTAATGTTTCTCCAATTGAAGTTCCTTTTAGAGGAAGAACATTAAAAGTTGCTGGGGATAGAACATTTGATGTTTGGACCGTGACCGTAATTAATGATGAAAACTTCTCACATAGAAGAGCATTTGAAGCATGGATGCAGAATGTCGCTCAATATGGAGATCATTCTGGTCTCTCAACTCCAGCGGATTACATGGGTAATGCTATTGTTTATCAATTGGGAAGATCACCTTCAAACACTCAAGGAAATAACACTACTGGCGAAGATTCTAAAATTCTTGCTCAGTATCGTTTTATCGACATTTTTCCAACTGCAGTATCTCCTATTGATCTTTCATACGATTCATCAGATGTTATTGAAGAATTTACTGTTGATTTCCAAGTTCAATACTACTTCCCAGAAGCACCTGGTTCTGGAGCCTAATAAATACATCAGTAGTAGATTTAGGTCAATATCATAATGGCAAAATTATTTGGGTTTTCGGTTGAAGACACTGAAAAAGAATCACCATCTACAGTATCCCCCGTTCCTCCCAGTAATGAGGACGGGGTTGATCATTATTTAACTAGTGGATTTTTTGGTTCTTATGTTGACATTGAAGGAGTATATCGAACAGAATTTGATTTAATCAAAAGATATCGCGAAATGGCACTTCATCCAGAATGTGATAGTGCCATTGAAGATATCGTAAACGAAGCTATTGTATCTGATACTAATGATAGTCCAGTTCAAATTGAACTATCAAATTTAAATGCAAGTGATGGAATTAAATCCAAAATAAGAAAAGAATTTAAATATATCTTAGAACTATTAGATTTTGATAGAAAATCTCATGAAATTTATAGAAATTGGTATGTTGATGGAAGATTATATTATCACAAAGTAATTGATTTAAAAAATCCTCACGAAGGAATTCAAGAACTTCGTTATGTGGATGCAATGAAAATGCGATATGTGCGTCAGCAAAAAAAGAAAGATAACAATAATTTTAGATTGTCAAATGTGAAGACTGATAATCCAATGGATTATGAATTTCCAGAACTTGAGGAATATTTTATTTATAATCCAAAAATGACTTACCCAACCAATAACCCTTCAGCTTTGGGTGGGTCTGGTGGAATTAAAATGACTAAAGATTCTATTACATATTGCACTTCTGGTCTTGTTGATAGAAATAAGGGATCAACACTTTCATATTTACATAAAGCAATCAAATCTCTCAATCAACTTCGCATGATTGAAGATTCTTTAGTTATTTACAGATTGTCACGAGCTCCAGAAAGAAGAATTTTTTATATTGATGTGGGAAATCTTCCCAAAGTAAAAGCAGAGCAGTATCTTCGTGATGTTATGATGCGTTATCGTAACAAGTTAGTATACGATGCATCCACTGGAGAAATTCGTGATGATAAAAAATTTATGAGTATGCTTGAGGATTTTTGGTTACCTCGTCGTGAAGGTGGAAGAGGTACAGAAATTTCTACCCTTCCCGGTGGACAAAATCTTGGAGAAATTACAGACATTGAATATTTCAAGAAAAAGTTATATCGATCCCTTAATGTACCACCATCGAGAATGGATGGAGAAGGTGGATTTAATCTTGGCAGATCATCCGAAATTCTTAGGGATGAGGTAAAATTTAGTAAATTTGTCGCAAGATTGAGAAAAAGATTCTCATACATGTTTAATGATATGTTGAAAACACAATTAATTCTCAAAAATGTTATTACTCCCGAAGATTGGGAGATTATGGAAGAGCATATTCAATATGACTTCTTATATGATAATCATTTTGCAGAATTAAAAGAAGCAGAACTTCTCAATGAAAGACTTGCAATGGTTCAAACTGCAGAACCATATGTTGGAAAATATTTTTCCCAAGATTATTTGCGAAGAAAGATTCTTCGTCAAACCGATCAAGAAATTCTTGAAGAAGATGCATTAATTAAAAAAGAAATTGAAAAGGGAGTTATTCCAGATCCTACTATTCCAACTGATCCAGAAACAGGTGCTCCTTTAGATTCAACTGCACAAATGGATTTGGGTAAACCTGTCATGGAACCAGAAGTTGATGCTTCAACAGTAAATGCAAATGCAAGTGCTGCCGAAGCTGATATTGGTCCGATGAAGATGCCCAAAGGTGGAACCATATAAATATAAGAGATTACAACTTGAATTAAACCGATGGATGAACTTCTGGACATGATTATTGCTGATGAATCTCCGGCACAAATCAGCGATAAAATCAAAGATATTCTCTTTACAAAATCTGCGGAAAAAATAGATTCTTTTAGACCTGAAGTGGCCTCAAATTTATTTGGGGAGGATCAAATCCAATCCTAAGAGGAGTCTGAAGAAGAATAATAAATAAATAACTTAAAGTGTACTTAATAAAATAATGGCTCATAGACCAGTAGGTTCTGGATCATCATTTGCATTTACTCCAGGAACAGCAACAACATCTACAGCATTTTCAGTACAATCTAATAACATTAGATTAGTTGCTGTTGGTGGAGATGTTCATGTTTCTGTTGGATCATCACCATCAGCGACTAGTTCAGATTATTACATTTTATCTGGAACTACAGAAACTCTTGCATTGACAAAAGCATCAAACAGAGTTGTTGGTGTGACAACTGGATCAACAACTATTATCAATGTCCCCGAAGGAACTCAAATTCCTTTTGGAGTTGGTGATTATGTAACTTTAACAGGATCAACTTATCACGATTTCACTCATAAAAGAGTTATTTCTGTAGATACATCTTCTGGATTTGATGGATATCATCAGGTGAGAATGACTGTTGATCATAATTCAAGTGGTATTATTACTGCCTTTAATGATCCCGATGTAACAGTTATAAGTTCAAATAAAGTATCTGCTTATGGTGTTGGTACTGGAACTTTATATTATCAACAAGTTCAAACATCAGGAATCGCCTAAAATGAAACTAATCAGAGAAGAAATCGAAAAAGTAGAAGTTCTTACGGAAAGTGTGAATGGAAAGAAAAATCTTTTCATCAAAGGAATTTTTCTTCAGGCAGAGCAGGTGAACAGGAATGGTAGAATGTATCGTATGCCTGTTATGGAGCGTGAAGTAAAGCGTTATACTGAAAACTATGTGAATAAAGGTCGTGCTTTAGGTGAACTGGGACATCCAGATGGACCTACAGTTAATCTTGATAGAGTTTCTCATAAAATTGTTGAACTACACCGTGATGGAAATAATTTTATCGGTAAAGCACAAATTCTTTCAACTCCAATGGGTAAAATTGCAGAATCTTTGCTTAAGGAAGGCGTTTGTTTAGGTGTTTCTTCTCGTGGAATTGGATCATTAAAAACAACTAGAGAAGGATTTAATGAAGTTGGTGAAGATTTTATGCTTGCAACTGCAGCAGATATTGTAGCAGATCCTTCAGCACCAGATGCTTTTGTTCAAGGAATTATGGAAGGAAAGGAATGGATTTGGGATGGAGGAGTTCTTAGGGAAAAACTTGCCGAACAAACTCAAAGAAGAATTAATACTCTTGTCGATCAACAAAGATTAGAAGAGCATAAGTTAAGTTTATTCAATGATTTTATTAATTCGTTGTAATTTATTAATTTATAAATAAATAT